TTTGCACCAACTGATAATGCTAAGTCTTTAAGGATGTTTCTTCTTTCCTCGCCATATTTTGGAGCTTTAATCGCTGCAACCCTTAATGTGCCCCGCGTTGCATTCATGATGAGGGCAGCTAATGCTTGACCTTCTACGTTATCTGCAACAATTATCAATGGCTTCGCCTCTCGTGCAGCCAACTCTAAAACTGGCATCATCTCATCTACTGTTTCAATTTTTCTATCTGTGACAAGAAATAATGGATTTTCATATTTTACTGTCCCGCGTTTCTCATCTGTGACAAACGCGTTGGCCAAGTATCCAGAATCAAAGCGAAACCCTTCAACTACATTAAGACTTGTTTCTATTGAGCGCGCTTCTTCAATTGTAATCGCGCCGTCTTTGCCTGCAAGGTCAACCGCAGTGGCAATAAGCTTTCCAATTGTTTCATCCCCATTTGCAGCAACAGTTGCAATATGAGCAAGATCTTCTTCAGATGTGATTGGTGTCGCTATCTCTTGTAACTTTCCAACTATTGCCGCAACTGCTTTGTCAATTCCGCGCTTAAGTTCAACTGGCGGGATCCCAGAAATTAAATATTTCTGTGCTTGATTTAATATTGCCCTTGTTAAAACTATAGAAGTTGTAGTTCCGTCACCGGCTTCTGAGTTTGTCGTTGTCGCAGCCTGTTTGACAATTAATGCGCCAACATTTTCAAACGGCTCTTGTAATTCGACAAACTTAGCGACTGTAACACCATCTTTGGTGATAACCGGAGTGCCGGCGCCGTTAAAAAGAATAACATTTCGACCACGTGGGCCTAATGTGGAAACTACATTATCTGCTAATGCGTTAACGCCTTTTAATATTTTTTGATGGAGATTGGTTTTTGATTCATATTCTTTGGTCACATTTACCTCTAATTAATGTATCGCTTATCGTTAGCTGTTTTAAATAAAGTTAATTCTAATAAGTTTTCTTCTAATATCATATCATCTTTAACGTCATTCATTAAGATGTAATATGGATCTAACATAATTAATTGATTAATTTTTTCCTCAGTAGTTATTTTTGGCTTGTTAGATGATTTTGAAAATTGTTCTTCTAATAATCCTTCGAGCGAAGTTTTACATCTTTTTAGCTGTTCTAGGTCACTAGCAATGAGCTTCATATCCATTTCTAAGCTAGGAGCATGTGTAATTTCACTTTCAGCAATGATGTCTTGATAAATATCATTCTTCATACGGATCATTAGTGATATATTATAATAAATTTTTATCAATGAGTCAATAGGTATATCCGTCATTAAAAATTTTCTCCTTGGGCTCCCCCAGCCTCTCTTGATAACTGTGAAGTGTGAGTAACCAATCTCTGGGCCGTGGCGGCGGCTTTAAACGCTTCGCCTGGACGGTTTTGCAAATAATACCCATTGATTTGATTAGTTAAATTGTCCATTTCTTCATAAAGTGGCGCAACCAACTTTTCAAGGAGCATGCTATATTTTTGTAGTGAGCGATAAATCTTTCTTTTGTTGACATCAATTGTGCCATATAACGTTCCTTCTGAGCGAACTCTATTTTGAATAATATGAAATTGTGCAGAAGTTAGCAAGCCCATTAAAATCTTCGCCCATTTGACAATGGATTCTGCATCTCCAGCTTGCGCTAAAGCATTAATTTGTGCTGCTGTGTCTCCATACACATGTTCTCCCTTAACATTGGCGGCCCACCATCTTGTTATGTGGATTTCCGACTCGCGGAATGTTTCACCGGCTCCAACAATGGATCTCATATAAGATCTCTGCCTATCATTGCCAATTTTAGCTATTTGTATAGCGGATTGTACATCGCCAGCCTCAAAAGCTTCTTGAAGCTCTGGGCTTATTGCCAATTCTATAAAATCCTCTTCTGCCAATTCACTTCGGGCCCAGTCTGCAAAAGCCTTCTGGCCCTCGGGGCTCAATATTATTTCTGCAGTTTTGGGCGCAAGGCCCCCGCTTCTCGGCGCGAACGGTGCGACTCTCCAATAAAAGCTTTGGTTCTTCCAGTCATAATTAAAATCGACCGCCTGTGGGTCTAGGCCGAACATGGGCGCTCTCTTTAAAAAGAAAGCTTCCCATTGTTCTTTGTTATAGTTAATTTGTTCTGGTGTCGTTGCGGGCCCGGAGGCTTCTTGAAGCTGCTCTTCTTGATAGCGTTTGAGGTTGAAATGCTTTTCTGATACCCAATAGAAAAAAGTGCTTGGTTTAATGTTGAAAGAATACATATCTAATTCATTTTTCTTAGTTTTTGTTGCAACGATATATTCAATACCTTTTTCTTCTGCGACTGCTGCAACTTCTGGCCGCATAAAAAATCCTAATAAATTCTCTAAACTTCCTTCAACTTTTGTTTGTGGGCTTAACAATTTAAGACTTACTGGTTGCCCACCTTCTCCGGTTTTTGGGTCAACAAAGAACATGACATCTTCAATCGGAAGTGTGCCGCCGACTCTTTCAGTTACTTGTTTTCCTTTGAGCAGCCCAGATAAAAATGCCTCAAACAAAAAGCCAGCAGTTGATTCATTAAAGTCGTCTAAGGTTTGTTGCAACATTTTAACTGCGCCAAGAGAGGCCATGATTTCAGAGATTTTTGGGTTCTCTTCAATGCTGCCATCAACTATTGCATTTATTGAAGTTATTTTTTCTGCTAATGTGTTTCCACTAATGTTGTTTGAAATATATTTTTGGAAGTTTCGGCGTTCCGCTGTGCCAAGCTTTCCAGCTTGCTCGGTCGGCGCTTTGAATGATTTTAATGCAGTTTTATAAAACTTCGCGGCACTAAACTTTTTAGTTTCAGACTGCTCTTCAACCTCTTCTCGTTCGAGCAAGGGAGATCCCAATGCTTTGTTAATTTCTTCTTCGATTAACGAAAGAAATGTTTTTGTAGCCAGTTGTTTGGGTTTATTAATAGATTTGATTAGTTTGTTAACATCCATATTATAATTAGTGTTTTTTATCTTTAATTTCTAATAGAACTTTTAATAATATTAGTCGATAAGTTTCTGGGCCGCATATTCCATCTGTTTTTATATTGCATTTGTTTTGAAATAATTTAATCTTTTTTATTAAATCTTTATTAAACCCTGCTGCTCCAAACCACATTGGTTGCCAACCATATTCTTTTGCAAGTTTTTTATTGCGTTTAATTTTGGATGACGTGAACATTTTAGTGTCCTTGATATGATTTTATTGTGCATATGTCTCTCTTTAAATAGTATATTTCTTTTTAATTTGAATGGTCTATTTTGTTTATTCTGACTTTTCATTGGTGCTTTTCTTAATAGTACGTACTTTAATTATATCATCTTCCCACCAAAGGTCAAGTGTTCCTCGTAAAAAATGTACAAGGGAGCGAAAATATTTATCAATTTGTTTACCTGTTAATTGTTTTTTATTCTTTTGTTTGATGCACCATTGAATAATAGAGTTAACTACAAAAGCTTTTTCTGCATAATAAACATTGTCTTCAAGATAAACGGCGTTTTCTTCCTTGAGCCAATCTAAGACAGCTCCTTCGGGAAGATTATTTGTCATTGTTGTGAGGCGCGGGCGTAGAGGCTCGGTTTTGCGTCATTTCGTTGAAGTATTTAACTGAGTCGTTCCAGCTATTAAATTTGATTGTGGACTTGAATGGGGTAGGCACACATTTTATTAAATGCGCAATGCTGGCTTCTTTCCAAACTGCATGTGTCACATCATCAAGTTGTTTTAGTTGCTCTTGGTCTTCTAAAGACATATCTGTTGTCTTTAGTAATTCGTGTTTTATTTCTATCGCAGTTGAAATATCTTTTGACGCCGCTTTTAGCATCGCCAATACTTGCAATTGCACATCTTGAAAAAAAGCAAATAGCTGATAGAGTCTTAATAATTTTGCTAAAAGTTTGTAAAGGAGGGCTCCGCCAAAAAACCATAAAAGTTCATACATTTAATTATCTTTATAAAGGTTTTTAAGCACTCTTTGAAGCACTTCATTAAGCATGGCCTGTTCTCTGGTGTCATCGATGAATTCTATATTAGGTAAATTTTGCATAACATTTTCAGCAACCATATTAGCTATGGAATCTCTGTAAGCATTCTCATCCACTCTTTTGGCGGCTGCGGCTTTTCTTTCTTTTCTTTTCGTCCAGCGTTTGGCCACATCTCTAACATCTTTACCGCCTTTCATCATTGCTTGCTTTCCAGGATCCCACTTGTAGCCTCTTTTTTTGAGATAGGTTGTTGACATCCCTGCAACTCTCTTAGGCATTGGCTTCCCTTCCTTTGCATCGGCTTTCGTCATTCCGCCGGTGGGTTTTCCTTCTTTATCGATAAGATGTTTTAAAACAGTTTTTTTCCTGAGTCTTTTAATAGCATCTGGGCCTGGTGTAACTTTATCGAGGCGCCCTTTGTCTACCTCTTGACGCTCTTTGTCCATTCGGGCCCCTTCTCGTGTATCGCCTTCTCCAGCGGATTGGCCTTTGGGCCTAAGCTCTGGTGGAAGGTCCGGCGCTTTCTTCGGCGCGCCCTTCTTTCCAAGAGTTGCTGTGACTACGGTTCCACCTTTGGGAATATCACGGGCGGCGTCAGTTACATCTTCCATCGCCTTTGCCATTCTAGTGTCTAGTCCGCCAGGGGTTTCAGCGCGCCCTGTACCTTTCTTTTTCTTGCCGCCACTCGGTTTTTCTTTTTTAGTGCTTTCAATTGCGGACCCGCTAGCTACTTTCTCTAAAGCTGCTTGGTTATCAGCACCAATAGCTTTTTCGACTGCGGCTTTCTTTTTCTCGGGCCGGCTTGGGCCTTTTCCTTGTGCGGCTTCTTGTTGTTCTCTGTCCTTTTTGGCTTCTTCGGCAGTGCTGCCTGTGCCCACGGTTTGCCCCTTCCCAGAACCTGCTATTTCCGGGGGAAGATCTGCCACTTTCCTTACTTTTTTTCGGCCGAGTGCGATCTGTGGGCGCGCGCTTTCAGATTCTTCCTTTTCTTCTTGGAGTTGATTTTTGTGTAAAAATGGATCAGCTAGCGAACCAATACCAGCTAATCCCATGAAGTTACGAATAGTGCCTTCGTTTAAGAGCTTTTCTTTTGACATGTTTTAGCTTCCTTTTTTAGCTTTTCGGATCCTTCGCGCAACTCGTTTCATAACAGTTTCTACAAGCTGCTCTTTTCGCACTCTTTGTGCGATTTCTTCTTGAAGTTGTTGCACATATTGTTCTTTACGAACTCTTTCCGTCACTCGGCGTGAAAGCTCGCCAACAAAAGCTTCTTCTAAGGCTTCAGGTGGAGGTCCCATCTCTTCAGGTGGAGGTCCCATTTCTTCAGGTGGAGGTCCCATTTCTTCAGGTGGGAATTCTTCGCCTTCAAATTCTTCTTCTTCTTCGCCTGCAAGTTCGGCTTCAAGTCGGGCGCCCAGGTCTGCAATTACTCTAGCCTCTTCCGCAGACAAGTCTACGTCTGCGACCGGCTCTTCGTCTTCAAGGTCCATTTCTTCGCCTTCAAGCCCTTCAGGGGGAAATTCCTCTCCTTCAAGCCCTTCAGGGGGAAATTCCTCTCCTTCAGGCGGAGGGAGTTCTTGTTCCCAAAGCTGTTTATTCTCAGTAAGAAAGTTTTCAGATAATTTCTGATTTCCTGCTAAAGTCATAAAACGTTTAATTGTGTTTTCTTGTAATAGGTTCTTCGTCTCGTCGCTCATAAAATTTCTCCTTTTGCGCAAAAGTGAGTCTACAAATAAGTAGTCTTTCAATGAAAGAAAAGGTTATTTTGTTGTAACTTTTGTAATGCTTTGTCGTGGATTTGCTTGATTCGTACAATGCTGACCTTCAAACGTTTGGCAATTTCTTTGTATGTCATTTCTGGTAGTTCTTCCACGGCGATCATTGTACAATTTAAGTTTTGTTTATAATCGATCCACATTCTACAATCTTTCTGCTTACACGATCTGTTTTTTAAAATACATTCTGCGGTACATTTTTTCATAGGTCCGCCTCTTTTTCTAAAATATCAAATATGTTTTCAATTTCATTTTTGTTTAATGCAAATTTATTAATCGTTTCTTTTTCTTTTTTGTTCATAAGTTTTACTTTTTGCCTTTTAGTTTTAGATATACTTTTTTGTTCTTTTAGTTTTTCAATAAAGGCTGTTATGTTTTCATCTTTATTAATGTAAGCTTTTACCATTTTATTAAAAAACTCTTTAATTTTAATTTCATCATAGTGCAGACGAATCTTTAAATCAGCGTGCAATTTATCAGTGCTTTCAAAACATATCTGTTTTTTGTTTGTTCCGTAATTTGGCATAATTTATTTTTTCAAAATATGAGTATCGCTTTCAGCCCGGCCTGCTGCAGTTTGTTTTATAAAAATTGCATTTTCTTGTAATTCTTTAATATTTCTACAGCCTGAATATGATAGCCCTGATTTTATGCCTTTGCCCAAGTCTGTCAATATATTTTTTACACTACCTTTATATGGGATTGTTGTAGAGATGCCTTCATTTGAAGAATATTCTCCTCTCCAATCAAATTGTGCTTCTTTGCTAGCCATCCCTCTGTAAACCTTGCTTTTCATGTTTGATTTTTTTGTAATTACATTGCCAGGAGATTCATCTGTGCCTGCCAGCATTGACCCCAGCATGACAAAATCTGCCCCTGCCGCTAAAGCTTTTACGATGTCCCCTGATGATCGGATGCCACCATCGGCAATAATTTTCGCGCTTCGATCTGACTTGGCACAGTCAAAAATGGTTTGCAACCCAGGAACGCCGTGACCAGTTTGAACTCTTGTAGAACAAATAGATCCGCCGCCAATATTACAACGGATGCTGTCAACACCCCAATCTGCTAAGGCATTAAAGCCTTCTAGTGTTGCTATGTTTCCGGCTATAATGTGAACACTATCATTGAGCAATTCTTTAATTGATTTAACGGCGCGCTCTACTAGCTTATGATGCCCATGAGCCACGTCGATACATAAAACTTTTGCACCATTGTGGTATAACCGAGAAGCCCGTTTTAAATAATCACCAACAACTCCTACAGCTGCGCCTACATATTCAACGTGTTCCCACGCTTGTTTGACCATTTCGCATTGTTCTTCTATTGTTCCATAACGGTGAATAACTCCTAGAGCACTATGGGCAGCCATGACGACCGCCATGTTGGCGCCAGTTACTGTGTCCATCGGCGCAGATATAATTGGAAGATCTAGGTGTATTTTTTTATCTAACGCGTTCCCAATATCGATCTCTTTTCTGCTTTCAATATCTGAATATTGAGGTACCAACAATACGTCGTCATATGTTAAAGCCTGTTCAAATTTCACTCACAACCTCCCAGTTTTCTTTTAGTAATTTAAATGGAGCACGTGCCGGTGAAGAATCCCCAGAAAATAGAACATGCACGTACTCTTCTTGTATTGGCCCTGGATTCAGTTCGAACTTCATTGACGCATGTTCTATTGTGTAAATGTCTAAAATAAGCGCTGTTTTATTTGTTTCTTTGTGTCTCACTAAATCACCGATTTTCATTGTCCATCTCCAAGCGGGGGATCCCCGGCGGCAAATCGCCAGAAACAACACCGCCATGCTTGACACAAACCAATGAGATTCTCGACACAGGGACGTACCCATAAACTGTATTTGTTGGTTTTTTTGGGTCTTCTGCCCAACTCGCCAATAAAGGCTCAGGTTGCGATGGGTATCCAACTTCAACTGCGGTGTATCTTGTAGCATCGTCCACCCTTGGATGACAATATGCGACAGAATTCGCCTGGACACTCATTGAAAACCCATCTTTACAGGTCACATATTTATTTAAGCTTTTCATTATTTTCCAACTCTTCTATCATTTGGTTAAGATACCAGCGAGCCTTTTCTAAGTCTTGAAGGGCTTTGCCTTTATATTTATGCCTAGAAACATATTTGATTATATTTCCTTCTGCATACCCCATTCTCCAAGAATTAATAAAGCTATATGGCTCAATAGCTTGTTCGCCTTTCCAATTGATATTGTAATGTTTTGGATGATTAACTTTATCGTCGTTCATTTTTTCCCCTTTTTACAATCTGGGTGGCATGGTGCATGAACAGGGCATCCAATTTCACAATTATCTTTTGGGTTTTCTATTTTTGGTGCAAATTCAAATGCAAAATAAAAAATGGCACTTAAAATTGCCATACTAACTAAAAATGCGAAAATTGCTATTCGTTCTTCTTTTAAAAATTTCATTTTTTGTTCTTTTCTTCTAAATGTTTCTTAAAGTCTTGAATGATGTTAACAGCTTTCTCCCAACATTGTGGGCAGTAAAGGCGAACAGTATCATTGTCCTGTCGTACCACAACATTCCAAGTCTTTACTTGTTCTTTATTCATCTTATCAAATGGCTCTTCGCATGTCAAGCATTTATCTGGAAGTTTTCCAAATAAAGCTACTTTTGTTGCCATTTCTTTTTCGGCTGATTTTTTTTCTTTGTTTGCTTTGTTTCTTCGCAATTTTCTTTCTAATGACATTATCTATCTCCTGTTGAGCCAAAGCCGCCTTCGCCGCGAGCTGACTGGAAGTTTAAAAATTTATCAGTTTCAACCTCTTCTACTTTATAATGAACTATCGGTATTAAAACTGCTTGAGCAATTTTATCTCCTGATTTGATCACTTGAGTTTTGGAGCCAATGTTGTGAAGATTTATATATACTTCTCCATTATAGCCAGGGTCTATCACGCAAGCGCCTACTATTAATTGTCGCTTATGTGCTATCCCTGATTTGTTCTTAACTTCCAACATGTAACCATATGGAGTTTCTACCTTAATGCCCGTGGAAAGCAGTCGCGAGGCTTTGGGCGGGATATGAAAATCTTCAGTTTCGTATAGTTTTTTATCGTTATTTGAACAATAAAATAAATCCATCCCAGCGTCCATTTCGTGTGCGCGAATTGGGAGCTTAGCATTTTCTCTGATTTTGTATACTTTAAGAATCATCGTATTATCCGCATGTTTAAGCACTTCGGGTCATTTAAATTTTGTTCAATGAGTAATATTTCAAAATTTTTCATTTCACTTTCTTGTCCTTTTGGAAAGGTTTTAAGGATTTCAACCAAAATATCTTCGCGCTTTAATCCATCTTGAATCATTTTATGGATATGCGGATTGCCTTTCTGCTCATGCAAGGACGCACTGAAATGCCACCCTAATCGGCGCCTTGCCCCCCATTGACTTTGACCAATGTAGTAAGATCCATTTGGAAAAACCAATTTATATACTTCATTTTTTCGATACCTTTCACGTTTAGCTTTTTGTTTCTTTGGACAATAATTTGCTCGAAAACGTGCTTGAATTTTTTTTCTATTCTTTCTCCAATAGCGAAAGGCCAAGGGCGCATTGCAAGCCTTACAGATATAGCTATGACCATCGGGTCTTGTTTTATCTTTATAAAACTCTGTTTTGCTTTTTTCTTCTTTACACGT